GTTACAAACGCAAGCTGTATCACGTACAGCTTCGTTACAAGGCAGGGCCATCATCGGCCAACTTTTGCAATGTGGATCCTCTCTTCTATACAGATAGAGAGTCCCGTAACACCCCAACTTCTGGTGCTTTATAATGAAATGCCCCAAATACAATTAGAGGATGGAGAAACAAAGTAATCAACTTTCCCCGGTGTAACATCAACACAGGGAAGGTAACTTTGGAACTTCAACGAGTCAACGACGCGTTTCAACGGCACTGGCGAAAAGTGCGGACTGCGAGCATAGAGTCTCTTCCACATCACTTCATTGTGACGGAGGACATGCTTACTAACATCCGCAGGACTCTCATCTAAGAGATCCTCGCTACTGACGTCGACACCCAAGAACTGAGCACAGACCATGGCAGAATACATACGATCGTATGCTCCAAAAAACGGTTTGAGCTGATTCTCAGATGCAAGAGCTTGCAAAGGCCTAAGCGGCAAAGCTCTTAAGACTCGAGAGTGGGTCAACCACGAAACAGCAGTTGAAGGTTTCACGGGGGAGAACTGACTAAAATTAATTAGCAGATATCGAAGACATTGTAAATCCCGGTGAGACGGTCCAAAGCGACCAGTCAACCGAATTTTCACATCTCCTTCGGGAAACACCTCCTTCATACTGAATAAGTTTTCGTCACCCCGCTCACGGATGCCAGCTATGCTCGCCCGTCCACTAGAGACGTTCAAGTCAAAGCGACCTTCCGGATCAGAAGCGCCAACAACCTCTTCATAACTAAAAGGTAAACCCAATCCACCCGCCCACTCAGGAAGAAACCAAGGAACTTTCTTGCCCTTGAACCGGTCCCGATTGTGATTCACGAATGCAACAAGCACTCGCTCTCTCAAACGATCAGGACAACTACGGAACAACTCTTGAGCAATAGAAGATATACTGCCTTCCTTCTCATCAAACACGGAATTCAACTTCTGACCCGACCTTTTTGTCATAGTGAACAAACCCAAGTTCACATGCTTGACTAAAGTCCAGGGTGAGTGTCTTTTGACCACTTTCCCGTCATCTGTGACAAAGTCAACCTCTCTACGCACATCGTCCCTAAAGACGAAACATGTCGAATTAATATTCAAGACATCGCGAGATTGGTAGACCTTACCAACAGACTCCTCGAGACCGGCAAACGATGCTATACGTCGCCAGAGATCAGCTCCCGTGGTTGAAAGTTTCAAAGCGGCGTCATCCCCGTTGAACATACAGGGTAATTCCTCCAGAGACCACACACGATTATCATCAAGCTCCGCAGCCCACCTGCACACCGCCGCATTGGCAATGCACAAGATCGGGAAGCTGACAACCGAACCCATAAGTTGACCGTTCTTCTGTTCTTGAACGAGTCCTGTTTTCGGGTCGATGTACTGGTGTCCAGTTAACGCACGCTGAAGCAAAGTCTTCAGCTCATCCGAGAATAAACACTCCCGAGCAAGTTCATCAACAATGATGTTCGAAACAATCGAACGAAGATTGTCAGTAGCAGACTTATAGTCAATACTTTCAAAAAACTTGTTCGCGGACAGGCGCATGCCCATCCGACGGAGAATGTAATCTTCGGTCACCGGCTCCCCAATAAGGGCAAAGGCCGGATGAGCCTTACAACTACGCCACAGAAACTTTTGAAGAGGCTTGAGAACAGTATTCAACATCGGCGGACCTTTCGTAATTACACGAACTTTCAATGCCTCAGGAAGACCAACGGGAACCACCAAAGGAGGTTCCCGCAAGGCGTCTCGAAACAGGTCCTCATAAAAGGACCTGAAGGAGCGAAGCAAAGGTTCAGTATCGTATGAAAGGATCGGGCCAAAATCAAGTCCAATTTCTTCATTTTCCATCCCAGGGTAAAAGTAGGAAAGTCTAACCAATTCTTGTGCAGAACGATCGCCATTCTGCTCGTGGCGTTGCCACTCTTTCAAGAACCCAACCGCACCACCCGCAGCACGCGTGTTGATGTAGTTGGCCGAAGTCGAAGGGAAGAAATAACTCACCTCCTTCTCCGCATCATAGACCTTCCTACCACCAAAGGACATGACTTCGCGAACTGTCCTGCGAAGTTCTCTCTCAAGTGATTCATCGTCTAAAAGACTTTGAACCTCTCGCTTTGCGATTGGACCGAACTCATGGCGAGTATCGTCCCATCCCAAGAGGGAACCTCCAACAGGTTTAAGCGGAGTTGAAACGAACAAAGCTTGTCCAGTCTCAAATTCCGCGGCGACTAACATATCCTTAGATGGTCTTGGCATACCTTTCTTGCTCTGAACAATCGAGTATAAAAACTCCTGACGCTCCAAAAGCGCCCAATTCTTCAGATTAAGATTGATCCACCTACCAAGTTTACCTCCAGCCAATAAGCGAACACGATCGGTCAGACCAAGGCCCTTAGGGCGCACAGGGAGTTTATTCAACGGCCCAAGATGCGACGCATAGAAAGCGGCGAGTTTGTACTTTGCAAACATCAACCACGATCCACACTGAGTCGCACCCTTGAGCCAGAACATAAACGTTCGGGTAGAAGACCAACCGGCCTCCTCAAAACCAAACAATTTACAAATCCGCAACACTGACCAAACGCATCCTGCCACCTTACCGACAAGTCCCTTGGAAACGGTTACCTTGGCCCCACTACTGGGCCCTTTCACCGCCTCCTCAGGAAGCATTTCATTTAAAGCAACGGTTATCTTCACTAGATCTCCCCCGAAGGGGATTAATGATGAAAACCGGGAGTTTACGCTACTACCACTACGCTGGCCTCGGGGATGGAATTTCCGACCCGGGCCAGTGCCACAAAGAGAATGATTCACGTGATTTCCTAACCGCTTCCCTGTAACGGACCAACTACGATTGAGCGTGTGTAATTTGACACACCCTTTCGCAACTGGTTGAACCCGTTTCAGGACCGCGGCATGATTTCTATTGAGT